AAGGAGAGAACTGAGGTTGATGTTCTCAGAGCCTTTAATTTAACCCATGATGGAAGAAATATATTCGCAAGAGAATTTGATGGTAGTGATTCTTCTGTAGTAGATCTCACAGAGAACAGTGTTACAATTCCAGAGCACTTCTTTGTAAGTGGTGAAGAGGTTACATACGCTTCGGGAACTAATACTCCTATTGGAATTGCAACAACCACTATTACTGGTATTGGAACTACCACCCTTCTCCCCTCTACGGTATTTGCTATTAAAGTTAATGAGACTACTCTTAAATTTGCTAAGACTGCAGAGGATGCATTAAAGACAGTTCCAAATGAAATTCATTTATCAGCAGTTGGTACGGGGGCAGCTCATACGATAACTGCACGGAATCAAAATACTAAGTGTTTAATTGGTCTGGATAATGCAATTCAACAACCAATTGTTTCAACGGGAACTACCACTGGATTAGCAAGTCTAATGGGGATTGCTGCTGTAACAGTAGAAACTACAGGAGTCACATCTATTTTTGGTGGAGATTTGCTCAAGATTAATGAAGAAATAGTGAAGGTTAATACAGTGGGATATGGTAGCACTAATATCCTTCTCGTTGACCGTCAATGGATGGGAACAGGATTAGGAATTCATACTGCAAATTCTTTAATTACTAAAGTTACAGGTAATTATAATATTATTGAGAATACTATTAACTTTGTTACTGCACCTCAAGGTCCAACTCCAGTAAGTTCTACCACTAATCCACCTGATAGTAGAGATTGGGTTGGAATTACCACATTCTCTACTTTCCAAGGAAGAACCTTTATGAGAGGAGCAGCTGCAGATAGTAGCAACAGACCTTATGCAACCAACCAAGTTTTTGATGATATATCTGAAAGTTTTACTGGAGTTGGTAAAACATTTACCTTGAAATCTGATGGTTCAAATGCTGTAGGATTCTCTACTAATAATGCATGTATTCTTATTAACGGAATCTTCCAAGGTCCAACTGGTACATTGGATACACCTCAAGATTATACATTATCTCAAGGTTCAGGAATTACGACTATTACATTTACAGGAACAGCCACTTCTCTTGCAAGTGATCCTAATAATTCTAACATTCCTGTTGGTGGTGTAGTTGCTTCTGTTGGTTCTACTGGTGGTCTGGGATATCAACCACTTGTATCTGCGGGTGGAACAGCGATTGTTTCTGCTGCAGGAACAGTTTCTTCTATTAGTATTGGTAATAGTGGATCAGGATATAGAGTGGGAGTGCAGACAGTTGTTAATGTGGCCATTCAAACAGGAACTACTCTTCAACCACAATTGATTGGTATTGGTACTGCTGCAATTACTGATGGTCATATCACAGGAATAGCCATTACAAATAGTCAAGTCATTTATATACCTAAAGATATCTATGATGTTGGTTATACCTCTACAACTGGTATCACAACGATCACTACAACGGCAGCCCACGGTCTTGCAGTAGGGCAAGAAGTTCAGTTAGCAGGAATTGCATTCACATGTGATTACCTCCCTGCTGTGGGCGTTCAGAGTGCTGTATACGATAATACTACAGGTATTATGACAGTCACCACATCTGGTGCTCATGGACTTTCTGTAACGGGTAAGGCAAGTGATGTGGTGCTTACTGGATTAGCATTTACTTGTGCATTAGATGATGGTGCTGCAACTCATAGTTATCCTAGAACAACGGATCCTGCATATTGCGGAACCCCTGTTACAGGAGTTGCTAGTGCTACTCAGTTTACAATAAATGCAGGTGTTTCAACTGTTCCTACATTCTATGCATCAGGTGGTACAATACAACCTGCTTTGATAGCTCCTAGAGACATCAATAATTCTGATAGTGGAACTGATCCTGCTGCTAGTGGATCCACAATTTTAACTGTGGGTACTACTACTTCATTTACTATTAATAGTGGTGTTTCTACCAGAGCACACTTCTACTCAAGATGTGGAACAGTTAACAGAAGAATGGATGTGGTAATTGATGAACCACTTGGATATACAAATATTCCTCTTGTTTATAGTTCTTCTGGAACTACAGGAATTGGAACACAAGCTACTGTTGATATTATAGTAGGTCAAGGATCTAGTGTTACTGGTTTTGAAATAAAGAATACTGGTTATGGATATCAAGATGCTCAAGTGTTGACTGTTCCTAAAATGGGAATCAGTGGTATTCCTACCGACCCATCAAAAACTTTTGCAGAATTCCAAATTACAATACAGGATGTCTCTACTGATTCATTTGCTGGTTGGCATTTTGGACAACTTGAAGTTCTGGATAAAATTCAGAGTGAATTTAATGGAAGCAAGAAAGTATTTACATTGAAGAAAGATGGAGCTCCAATCACTATCAGAGCAAGAGAAGGATCTAATATTGATGTTCAATCAACTCTTCTTGTATTCATTAATGATACTCTTCAAGTACCTGGTCAGGCTTACACTCTTACAAATGGAAGTATTCTAACATTCTCTGAGGCTCCTAAAGGACGTGAAACCGATGGATCATTTGATGGTGATACATGTAAAATTCTTTTCTATAAAGGAAGTGGTGATACTGATGTTACCTTTAAAGATATATTAGAAACTGTCAAGAAAGGAGACACTCTTCAAATTGGAGGTGATGGAGATCTTTGTACTGATTCGATAGAAGAAGATGTGAGATTAGTAAATGAAGTGGTAGCAAGTGACGTTGTAAATACAAATGCTTATACGGGTGTTGGTATTAATGGAGATCCAAATTGCAAGCGAACAGTTACATGGTGTAAGCAGGGTGTTGATAAGATTATTAATGGTCAAATAATCAGTAAGAGTCGTGAAGAGTTGGAGGCATTGATTAATCCTACTACATTTATTATTCAATCCGTGGGAGTAGGTTCAACTGTGATATTTGTAGAGAGTGTAAGAACATTCTTTGATCCTAGTAATGAAGATCAAACATCTGCTAAGACTCAAAAGATCTCTATAACTTCCCAAGATAATATTGTAGGAGCTTCTGCGACTGCAGTTGTATCTGCTGCTGGTACAATTTCTGCTGTAACAGTTAGTATGGGTGGTACAGGATATACTTCTGCTCCTAATGTGATTATCGGTACTCCTGTTGGTTTAGGAACAACAACAAGAGCATCTGCTACATCTACTCTTACAGGTGATGCAGTTTCTGCTATTACAGTTACATCTCCTGGCACAGGATATACTAATACCTCTGTACCCGAAGTTCTTATTGAAGTTCCTAATGTAACACGAGAAATAAATGATTCTTCTACTTATGAAGGTGACTTTGGAGAAATAGTAGGAGTTGGTACAACGTGTGTAGGTGTTGCATCTACAGGTATTGTATTTGATATGTACATCCCTACTAACTCATTCTTAAGGAATACTGATATAGTAGGAACTGCTGTTACAATTAGTGGTATTCAAACGGGATATTACTTCACAGTTTCTAATAGTAATATTGGAAATGGTGTAACCTCGATCTATCAGAATAGATCAGTCTTAGGAATAGGAACTACTTTCCTAGATAATGTATATGAAGTTGCTGCAGTTTCGGTTGCACAAACTTCCGTACCTGGTATTGCTAATACATATGTGGCTAGAGTAACGACTAGTGTTTCTAGTTTCAATTCTCTATCTGGAGTGGGTGTGAGTGAGTTGTTTGGAAGTTTCTCATGGGGAAGAATAACACTTGGTTCTAGACCTGGTACGTCAGTTACATCCTTTACTGCATATACGCAAAACGGATTTACTGGCATCTCTACATCAGCAGTGGTAAGTAGAGTTACCCCTCTAAAATCTCAAGATTATTCTAGTTAACAATCTTTGATAAATAAGTAAAAAAACTATCGCAAAATGGCTGCAATTATAACTGATCAACTTCGTATATTAAATACTAAAGATTTTGTTGCCAGTGTAGCATCAACAACTAATTCATTTTATACATGGATTGGTTTACCGAATGCTACACAGGTTGATTCTGATTGGAATACGACTCCACCTGATCCACGGGATAGTTTTAATCAAGAGAATGAATATTGGGATACAATGATAGCCTTGAAAAAGGTAGATACAACAGATATAAAGCAAGTTGTTAAAAAGAATACATGGACATCAGGTATCACCTATGACATGTATAGAAATGATATTAAAGCAGAAAATCCTTCTAAACCTTCAAATGCAATAACTTTATATGCTGCAAATTATTTTGTGGTAAATGAAGATTATAAAGTTTATATTTGTCTTCAGAATGGAACGGATCCTGATAACCCAGAAGGAAAAGCATCATTAGATCAACCAACATTTACTGATTTAGAACCAAGGTCAGCAGGAAGCAGTGGTGATGGATATGTGTGGAAGTATTTGTATACAATTAAACCAGGTGATATTGTAAAGTTTGACTCTACAGACTTCATGCCTGTTCCTGCAGATTGGGCAACTAATAGTGCTGATGCTGCAGTAAGAGATAATGCCTCAACTAGTGGTCAACTTAAGATTGTTACTGTAACTAATAGGGGAGTGGGATTAGGAACTGCTAATCAAACTTATACTAAAGTTCCTATTAATGGTGATGGTCAAGGTGCTGAAGCAACTGTTGTAATTAATAGTTCTTCAAAAGTTGAATCAGTTACTGTTTCTAAGGGTGGTTCTAATTACAGTTTTGGAACATTAGATTTAGCAGAAGGTGGAGTTCCTACAGGAACCAGTGCAGCTGCATTTAATGTTATAATTCCACCTCAAGGAGGACATGGTGCTGACATTTATAGAGAATTAGGAGCAAAAAATGCTCTTGTTTATGCTCGTATTGAAAATGATACTGAGAACCCTGACTTTATAACAGGGCAAGAATTTGCTCGTGTAGGGATTGTTCAAAATCCTGAAGCATATAATTCTACTGAAAATTTAGAACTAGATAAAGCTT